GATTACAGTTAAGTCTTCTCTTAAATCTTTAGGTTACTTAGCAACCATTGCTAAATTAGATGCGATTTGGGTAAACTTATCATAACCTTTTTCATTAGCTCTATCAAAATACTCAAAAGAACTCATATATTGCCAATCATCTACAACAATAGTTTTGATGTTTAGCATTTTATCATTTACATGTTTCATTGCTTTGATTATACCTGGTGCACTTGATGCAGAGGTAAGATTACCTTTTGGATTCTCTTTGCTAATCTGAGTATATTTACTCTTATAGCCTTTGAATGGTAAAGGTTTATTTGCAATGTTTATAATGAAAGTCTCTTTAGGATCTAATGTTCTGATTGAGGTAGACTTTCCTGTACCTGAATCTGCAATTACTAATACGCTTTGTGCCATTTATTTTACTATTTTATTTATTACTTTGGTTAATGTTATTAATGTTTGATTAATTTCTTCTAGCTTTTCTATCAAAGGGTCTACAACTACATCATCAGGATTAGGTATACTAGGATTTGCAAAATCTAATATTACCTGCTCTTTTTTTTCTGGTCCTCTACTAGTTACATCATTTATTACTTTGAGCTCACTAGCTGGAACCATGTGTCTTTGAAACCCAGAGTTACTGGTTATTAATTCAAACTCTTCTTTCCAATGAGGATTATGCTTTAATAAGTATAACGTTCTCTTAGGATCTTCTGAGTCATAATCAATACTTACAAACTCTGTATATATGTCTGTCTCTTTCTCTAGTTCACTAGGAAAGAAACTAACATGTAGATCATCCTTACCAGATGGTCTATAAGCCATCTTAGGAATATATAGTGCATTCTTTAGATTACTAGTATTAAAGTACTCTTGATGCTCTTCTCTAAGCTTTGCAACTTTTTCTTTACGTTGTGCGGGTGTTAGTCCCATATCTTTATTATTTATATTTTTAGTATTTATCATCTACGTTCTTGTTGTCCAGGTGTAGCCATCTCTTCAATTTGCATTTGTTCAAACTTTGCTTTGAAGAAACTCATTCTAGCATCACCATTCCTTGCTTTCAGAAAATGTAAGACTAATGTCCTATCATTCTCTATTATATATCTATCAGGTCCATAAAATCTGATCTTTTGTTTAGCTGGTCTATTGATACCTATTAACATATCTGCGTGTTGTAGCATTGCATCTGAGCCAAATATATCTGACTCAAGTATATAGTTACCATACTTACCATCTATAGCCCTATCCGGGTTATCTATATTCCTATTAAGTTGTGACAAAGCAATAAACAAACAAGGATAATCTCTCTTACACTGTGTAAAGAACTCACCTAACTCAAATAACATATCTAATGTGCTATTCTGATAAGGTGCTCTCTTGACTAACATAGTATGATCAAGTGTTATAATTGTATTTACTCCTTTATGCATATTCATATAGGCATCTATCTGTTCACGCATTTGGTTAACAGTCATAGGTGTACTTATAATATCAACAGGATTTTTTATTCTTTCTTTAGCATATTGATGACATGTGTTTAATGTATCATTACTTAAGATTGATCCTGCACTACATAGTTCTTTATAAGTCTTACCGGTTATAGAACTAAACTCTCTAATTGCTGAGGTTCTACCCACCATCTCAAACTGGAACTCTAATACTCTAAACTTATCATTAGGATTTAGAGCAAATGATTCTCTTATGATCTGATCTTTAATTAGTGTTTTACCTGAGCCAGGTCTACCACCTATAACAGTTAAGGTATTCCATTCTAATCCATCAGTAGCAGCATCATTAAACTTAGGCCATGGGGTGTATATAGACTTCTCATCACCAGTTGATCTGGCATACATATATTTAAGTGCTTCATTAAAAGCTGCATATTGACCAACCCATGCTTCTGATGTTTTCTTCATACTACGTTTTCTTTAAAGTGATCATCCTCTGTGCTGACTCCTTCTAGAATCATATCACAATAGTCTGCTAATGTAGAGTGTTTTACTCTATGTTTATCTTGTTTACATATAAAGTACTGGCTGGTTTGCATATACATATACTCTGCATCCCTGTACTCATTTACATACATTTTAGTAGCTTTCATTACATCAAGCCAGCTATAGTCATAAGTTTCAAAGAACCATCTAAATGCTTCTCCAAGAGCTTTAACATTATTTCTTGCTGGTTTACCACTAGGTAGTTTCTTTGCAGGAAATACTTCTCTATACTTATTTATGCTATCTATATGGTTTTTACCCATTAACTGTATATCAGTTTTCTTTTTAGCTTTGATAAAATAATTATCCAGCCTGACACAGATAAGTTTAGCACTTTGTGTCATAATATATTGGTTACCTTTTTTCTCTAAGTAACCATTAAGAACTAACTCTTCTTTTTCCTCATCAGTTGTGTTTGGCAATGAAACGCCTTGCTTTATCCCAAATAGGATCAACGTTTGATTGGGAGTTAAGTTTGCTTTTAATATCTTCTGGAATAATTCCCACATGGTTTTCTATTTCTTTTAAAATGTTAGATAATGCTTCATTCAACATTGGTTCTTTAGTAAACAAAGCATTTTCTACTTGTTTTACTGAATTAATAATTGTTGCGTGATTCTTGTTCATATAATGACCTATACTTGACTTAGAATGTCCAGCAATATGACCCAGGTAGGCCATAGCTTGTGTATATACTAAGTAAGGTCTTTCTCTTAATTTATATTTAAGATTCTCCATCCACTTATACTTTGGATTATCCAGTTTTAAAGCCATCAGAGTACATTCTTCTAGTACTTCTAATGCTATCTTATAATTAGGATGTCCTGCACTATGTATATAGAGATGTACTCCATATTTCTTAAAGAATTTCTTTTTGAACTTCTTTATATCATTATCTTGTGTAAGTTGTTGATTTGTAGGCATTTGTATTTGTTTGTTGGTTTACAAATATAATCAAAATTACCAGTTAATACAAGTTTTACCTTGTTTTTCTAGCTCTATATTTGCTTTATTAAAGACATCTTTATCATCCCATATACCACCCTTATATGCAGCTGAAGCTGGGTGTGGTACTTTTATAATTATTTGATTAGGTATAAGTGTTTGCCACTCTTCTGCTTTTTTACCCATAAGTATAAATACTGTCTTAGGCTTATGTCTATTAAGATTTTCAAATAGGTATTGTGTAAAGCTTTTCCATATGTTATAGTGAGAACCTATTTTATTTATCTCACATGTAAATGCTGTATTAATTAATAATACACCTTGATTAGCCCAGCATCTAAGATCAACGTGATCAGTTCCTAATGCTTTATTGATATATTGTAGAGACTTTTCAGCTTTACCTTTTCTACTACAACTAAAAGCTATTCCATCAGCTGATCCTAATTGTGGATATGGGTCCTGTCCTACTATAACAATCTTTATATCATCATAAGGGCACTCATAGAATGCATTAAATATATCTTTAAATCTAGGTGTAAAACGTTTACCATTATTTACACTGTCTACTAGATAGTTTATTATTATATCAAAGTTTAAACCATTTACATATGGTGATAACATTGTATGCCATCCACTTTTTATTAGATTTTCATTAAGTTTTTCTCTGAGTTTTATTATGTTTACGTCAATATTTTGCATATATTTGTTTATTAAAATTATTATTATGTCAGAAGATAAAAAAACAGCCTCTGTATGGGAATATGATCAAGAAGTAATTAAAGATCTACAAATTCATACATCTTATATAGCTGGTTTACAACGTATAACTAGTAAATTTATTCTAAGATCATCTGAGGAAGATCAATTAAGATTACCTGTGACAATTGATAAATTCAATAAACTAGTTGAGCATAACCATGAAAAAGATGGGATACCTGACATCAAACTTGATGAATGGGAATCTGATTTATATGTTTTATTTTCTTTAGTACAATTACTTAAGTTCCAAGCTAATGAGCAAGGTTATGCTAAAGAAGTAACAGTTGACTATGATAATTCTGATATAGTTGAGTTATCTAATCAAGTTGCTCAAGGCACAGTTGATAAAGATTTAGCAGCTAAAGTTGATGCTATTGCATCTAAACTTAAAATAGTTAGATAATATGAAAAAGAGAAAGCTTAACAGCAAAAACCCTAAGTATATGCCTAAGAGCCAAGTTAAAGAACCAATTGTACTAGAAAAAAGGTTATTAGGCCCTAAAGGATCACCATTTAAAGCTTACGCAGTTTTTCTATCATCTTAATTGCATTCCACTAAAGTCTCCTATTTCTAAACAGGCTTGTATAGCTAAGTTTAGTTCTTCTTTATCACACTTACCAAAAGATTTACAGTGTTCTACATTATTT